TGCTCACGGACGGCGGGGTTCTGCATCGCGCCCTGGATGGACTGCGTCAGACCGTCGCTGTCAGCGTAGAAGCCCTGCGACTTCCAGAAGTGGTCGAACAGCTTCTCGCGGGAGTTCAGCCCGAAGATAGATTTAACAGTGGTCATGCGTGATGCTCCTTAGTACAGCGGCTTGTAGGGAGACGCCGCCGGGGTCTCGTTCTTCGGCTCTGCCTTGACTTCGCGGGCGACGACGATCCCCCGCGGCCCCTTGCTCCGGGTCGCGACGGCCTTCGTCACGGCGGACTTGATCTCGTCGAGGGACTTGAGCGCCTCGGCGATCGGGGCGAGTGCCTTGCCGACTTCCTCGGCGACGATCTGCCGGATCTGCGCCTCGTCGAGGACCTCGAAGGACTTCTCCTCCTCATCTTCCTCGTCTTCGGCAGAGGGCTCTTCCTCTTCCTCTTCCTCTTTGGAGGCTTTCTGCTCCTCCTGCTCTTCCTCGTCCTGCTTCTCCTCTTCGGACGGATCTTCTTCGGTTTCTTTGGTTTTCCGCTTCATTTCATCGGTTTCCAGCCCCACCTTCACGCGGAGCGATTTCACGACCGCCTGCACGGCAGCCGAGTTCACTGCGTCGGGGTTCGAGGGGATCCCGACAGCAGAGACCTCCCAGAGAGAGACCTCGTCGAAGATCAGGCCCCCGTTGTCCTTGCCGCGGGACTTGAGGACCCCGAACCCGACGGAGAACCCCATCGGGAGCCCCGCCTCGATCTTGCGGGCGAGCTCGTAGGCCATCCAGTTCTCCGGCTCCAGGAACGCGGTGCCGTAGAGCACCTCTCCCTCGATCTCCCCGTCGATCCAGGCCCCGAGCATGTCCAGCGCCCCATAGAGCCTCGCTCCGCTCTCTTTGTAGCCATGATCGAGGTAGAGCGGGACTTTGCCGCTCTTGAGCGCCGCGAGCAGGCTCTCCAGCCCGGCGGGCGAGAACTCGTCGCCGTCCCGGTCCTCGGCGGTCGAGGAGATCGGGACGCGGATAAGGATCACCTCCGGGCCGCTCTCGACGAGCCGCGCCTTCCAGACCTTCGTCTGTCCGGGCGCGGCGGCGATCGATTTGGTTTTCAGTTCAGGCATTGCTTAGTCCTCTATTAGTTGTCTGAGGGGATAGGTTCAGTCCGGTTCAGTTGTCGTAGACGCGAACCAGACCGACCCCTACCCCCTCAACTCCTGCTATAGATCGTCTCGATGCCTCCGCGCTCTTCCCCGGTCTCGGGGTCGATCCCCGTCAGGATATCGGCGATCGGCACCCGCCGGACCTCATCCTCCCCTCGGAGCAGGACGTATTCGTCTCCCTGTACGATCAGCCGGTCGGCGTCGAGGTCCTCGACGCCAGCGGCCGTGTGGATGCGCATAATCTGTTTTGCTGTCATGATTTTGCCTCGATTGGATCAAAAGCGACCCGCAGAAATGGATGCCGTTCGGCGATCTGGCAGTTGAGACCGTAGCAATCCGCGTGCATCGTATACCCGATCCAGGACGATATCGATGCCCGGGCGTCACCCTCGAACGTCCCAGCCTCCATCTGTCTCAGGCGTTTGTGGACTCGCCGGACGTTCCGTGCCAGGACTCGGATGTGGTCTCTATAGACCATGTATCCGAGGTACTTGACGCCGGAATCGACTGGAGTCAGCGTCTGCTTGACTGGGTGGAGCCGCAGATGGAGCCGGTCCGTTAGGAACGCCTCAATCTCGTCACGCCAGGCCCAGAGTTGGGCTTTGTCCGCGTGCACGAGCGTGATGTCGTCCATGTAGCGGAGGTATTCCTTTACCCGGAGCCCATGCTTCGCGAACAGGTCCAGTTCGTGCAGGTAGATGTTCGCGAAGGCCTGCGACGTCAGATTCCCGAGCGGGATACCGGTGCCGGGCGAATCCTCGTAACTCTCGACGATCAGGCGGATCAGGTGCATCATCTGCGGGTCCCGGATCCGCTTCGCGATCAAGGATAGCAGGATCTCATGATCGATGCTCGCGAAGTACGACTTGACATCCAACTGGAGCACGTAGCCGGAGCCTTCTGGGTGCCGGCGCATGAACCGCTGGAGCCGCCGCACGGCGACATGCGTCCCTCGCCCTTTTATGCAAGCATATGTGTCGAAGATGAACGTTGGCCCCCAAATCGGGGTGAGGACCACATCGGTGACGACATGGTGGACAACCCGGTTCGGGAACGGCGGCGCATTGATGAGCCGGCGTTTCGGGTCCTCGACGAAGAACTGAGAGTATGCGTCCGGATGCCACCGTTCCTCCACCAACTCATCGCGGAGCCCGAGCAGATTCTCTTCCAGGTCTTGCTCGAACTCTATCGCGTACTCGCGCTCGTGTTTTCCTTTGCGGCAGAGCTGATAAGCTCGGTAGAGCGCAGGGAACGTGCAGATCTGTTGGTGGAGGTTCGTGTAGGTTTTCATTTCCGGGATGTGGGCGGAGAGGGGTCGGGACTTGCCTACTACCTCTCCGGAGCCTGTTTTGTATTCCGCTGCGTTGAGCGACGGGTGCTCCGGGCGATGTACTGTTGATCTGATGTTTTCCCGCAACCGTAGTCACGCATACCATCCGCGAACGGTATTCCGCGGAAGCCGATGTTGTTGTTCACGTTGGACGGGGCGTTGTTCACGTTCAGATAGAACAACCCCGCATTCGCGGCGTTGTTCCAATTCCCGCCCCGTTTCGCGGCACGTTTTTATTACGGCTTCCTCTCACCCGGCCCGTAGTGTCGGGCGGCGCAGCTAGGCGCGCTTCGCCTTCATCCACCCATTGTTCATTTTCCCAAGTTCGATGATTTTACCTGCAAGCAGCTCGTACTGCCCGATACTGATGTATCGGAGGTCTCGGGCCAGACGCACAATCACCTGCAGGTAATCGATCTCCTGGTCGAGATCCTGGTTGACGGCAGTTCCTTGCGTAGAGTTGGCGAGCATAACGGTCCGGATCAGGCTGAGTGCGGTCTGCCGGATTTCGCTCGCTAGGCCGTCCCGCTGTTGCGGGCGCGGGAATCGTTCAGTCACCTGCATCAGGTCTTTCGCCAGGTCGTACGATTTCTGCCAGATTTTCAGGCGTTCGTGCCGTTCTACCATACAGATCGCCAGATCTTCAGATCAACAGACTCCGCGGAAGCCGATGCCGTAGCCCACGCTGGACGCGGCGCTGCTCACGAGCAGATAGAACAACCCCGCACCCGCGGCGTCGCTCCAAAGCCCGCCCCGCTCCGCGGCACGCTGGCCGGTGTTCTGGTAGTAGTAATTCGAGTCGAACTCCGCCTGTGCACTCCCGATCGTTTTCGGGGCGAATATCTCAGCCCCGAGCGACCGAGCCCCGTCAGGAGCCGGATCGTAGAGCGCCTGGACGTTCCCGCTCGTCGTGGGCAGGAGGTGTCCTGCTCCGGGATACTCCGCGTCGATCGTATGGTTCGCTGCGGTCCCGATCCGGAGATCGACCCACTCCCACACGTTACCCTTCAGATCCCAGACCCCTGACTCCTTGCCGTTGAGCGACCAGGAGAGTGGGCCGGATCCCGTGAGGGTGCGGGAAACCGCGTTGCCACTATACCCGGGTTTCACCGGGTCCGGGATCCCCTCGTAGACCCTCTCGCGGGGGTCCCCGTGGAATTTGCCCCAGTCGGTGTTTCCTTTGCAGTACGGCAGCCCGCACTCAACCATAAGGATCCGCGCAAGAGCCGCGAGGGAGAACCACTCGTATCCCCCCGGTAGGAACCGACGCACGATTGTATACGTGTCGTCGGACGTGACTGGCGCCGGGAGCGCCGGATAGAATTCGACCAGTTTTGCAGCGTTCGGGTCGGCGGTGGTGTTCCCTCCAGTCCGGACGACCCGCCGAACGTAGGTCACGCCGCCCTGAGTGATGTAGACCCTGCGGCCGATCAGGTGGCCAGCACTCTCAACATAGAACTGAGTAGTGCTGCCGCCGCTGTAGGGAGCGCATGTCCCTGTAGCCTTGTTTGCAGCTCCGCCCCGGTTCTCGACCGCGGCCCGGGCGTTAGACCAGTTGATGTC